AGGGGGCTAAACCTGTGGGGGTGATACTCGCTTATGAGGGATTAGCGAGTTTCTTCTGCAACGACAACACGAACTTCTTTAGCATCCTTGCTACGAGGGTTGTCTATTGCAAGAATAGCATCAGCGAAATCAGACGCTAGGTCTTTGATTTCACCGACAGCAGGATTTCCAGCAACTTTCAAAATTGCGTCAACGATTTGTTCTTTGGTAGCCATTACACTCTCTTCATCAATAGTTCTAGTTGCTTTTGTTTCAAATCTAGAATGTTGCCCTGTACTTCTTGAACTTCTGGTTCTTTCTGCAACTGAGTGACAACATCTTTGATGAGTTCTGCGTGACTTGCTTCAAGTTCTTCACCTGATTCAAGTTTGAGCAAAGCGTCTGCTAGAGCCTCAGCGTCAATACCTGCGGAACGAACCGAGACAGTGCCAGCAGTGTCGGGGTAGGCTGGATAGGAAACCACTGAAATTTCGTGAAGTCTGACCGATTCAAGGATGCGGTTTCCTGCCTCATCCCACGAGTCTTTGATGACATTGAAACCAAACGACATAGCGTCAATGACACCGCTACGAATCAACTCTGCAACGTCACGACCACGAGTCGTGTTAGCCATTACGGCCTCGTAAGCGAGACCCTTCTTGTCTTCCCAAAGGCGTAGCGAACCGCCACGTAGCGATGCGAGAGGCTCACCTGTGTCGTGGTTCCAAAGCAACTTGATTTCGTTGCGTGATTGTAGGGAACGCTTGAATGCTCCTGGTGCTACACGCTCAGTAAAAGGTAGAGGGTGGCTGTCAGAGTTGAATACGGCTGCATAACCAGAGATGGTCATGCCTTTGCCATCTTCACGAATCTCAAAGTTCGTTGGGCTGGTACGGACTTCAAACTTGCCGATTGAGCGAGCCTCAGTTGGTATACCCTCAATGCGAGCCTTGATACCCCAAGCGACAGTAAGCCACTTGCTACGAGAAGTAGTCGGCTTGTCAACCTCTGCGTGCGACACCGACATTGGAATGTCAATCTTCATAAGGTCGGCAATCAAAACGAAAGCAGTCTCGTCTGACTCCATCCAAGTGTCTGCTTCTTCTTCGTAAAGGCGAACAACAGCGTTCAAACCCTGAATTTCCTCAATGACACCATACTCGCAGTCATCTTCCAAACTAGGTTGCCATTGCACCCAGTCACCGACTTGCACATCAGCAACATTTGCTCTCGTAGATGTAGTCATGCTCTCGTCTCTCCAACCATCAGATTCAACACTACCAACATTTGAGGCATCTCTTGACGCAGAATCAAGGTTCAAACCATTGACCCAACTTTGTCCTGCATCGCCACCCCAAGCATCCCAAGCCACACGACCAGGGCTAGGAAAACCGTTCTCACCCGAACTAAACCCCTCAGCCTGCTTGTCTACTTCATGGCGAGCAAAATACGACTTCATGCGAGTAACAGTAGTTGCAGAAACAGGGCTACCAGACGCTAACTGTGCTGCACGACTACGACCAACATTCGTAAAGCCTTGACCAGCCTTGCCCTCTTGAATCCATTTCAATGCACGTTTCGCAGCAGACGCTACACCAGCAGGTGGATTGTAAGTTTCAGCACGCTTCAACTCACCACCCACAGGTATCATCTCGCTCAAACTGATAGCAACCATTTGAGCGATGGCCTGTTTTTTAGTTTTGTGCTTACCAATAACGGTTCCATCACTTTTTACAGTGTTCCAGCCTTTGCCCTTTTTCTTAATGAAATACGGCATTATGCGCCTGCCTGTGGAAAGTCAATAGGTGGCAATCCGAGCGCCTTCAAAACTGACGCAGGGTCGGCACCATCAGCGATAAGAACATGAGCCATGTCAATCTTGATTTTCTCTTCTTGCAGATTCGCTGCGTTCAGGTTGACGTTAGCCAAAGGCACACGTGGGGTATCTCCGCCATCAATAGGTGCCAAATCTTCAAGTTTGCGAACCTCGTTGATAGAGATGATTCCAGCCTGAGACATAATCGAATAAGCGTTCGCTCTAGAAAGCAAATCGCCTCGTAGCAGAGCATTGAAGTTGAACTTGATGAATGCGGTAGATGGCAATAGTTGAGAGTATGCCCATTCAATCTTTTCCAAGATTGGGCGTAGACCATGACTTAACCATTGCAGGTTTGCTTGTTCAACAGACGCATAAGTGTTAGTGCCTGGTACACCCATCATGTGCAACGGAATGTTGAAAGCACGAGCAATCTCTTCAACTGCGAACCTACGTGAATCAAGGAATTGGGCTTGGTCATTGGGCATTGTTGTCTGCTTATAGGTTGCGCCGCCAAACAACACCCCAGTTTTATGTGCTTTGCGCCAACCACGATGACGAGAATCGAACCCATCTGCCAAGTCTTTAACCTGTTGCGGTGTCATAGTCGTAGGTGCTTCAATGATGCCGTTAGTTGTTGCACCTTGAGCGAAGAAACGTGCCGCATAGTTTTGCAATGCGATAGCGACACCAAGCGAGTCTTTTAACTTGTCTACACGAGACACACCTGTTAGTGAACCTGGCACTGCAAGGTCAACAATGTGAATCATTTTGTCGGCAGAAATAGTTTTGCCTTCATACTCGTAGTATTTGCGACCAACAGGGGTGCGGTGAACCTTTACTTTGGTTGGGTCAAGAACTTTAAGGTCAACGACCTCGCCAGAGCGGTCACGAAAGATGCGAGTGTAAGAGTTGCCACTGACAAGTAGTGAGGCTACAACTGAACCGTAGTGGGCTTGACGAGTCTGGTCAATGTCTGGCTGGTCAATCCAAGTAGGTTTAGGTCTGTAAGGTTTACGGTCACCATCAACACGAATGTATGCGTCAACAGGCAGAGTAGAGATAGTGTCAGCGTACAAAGATACTGCCGAAAAGAAAGCAACAATCTTGTAGGCGCTCTCAGCATCAACGCTTACATCTGCTTGCGAGTTTGGCAAAATGTCATCGCCAGAACCCCAAAGTGTTTGGAAACTTAGTGTTCGTCTTTCGAACAAGTTACCGAGCATTACCTACTCCTGTCCAAAGCCACACCGATAAGAAGTAGCCCGATACCTAAAACTATTACGCCAGCAGGAAGATAAACCATTCCAGCACCGATAGCAATACCGATTAGTCCAGATACTTCCAAAATTGATGCGAGCATGAAAACCTTAAATGTAGAAACCAGGAACTACGGTATCTTCTATTCTAATAACAGCGCGGTCATACGCTATAACTGTCGCTACCGCTGCGTCAATACGTCTAGACGATGCACGATTCTCTTTCACAATACGAGGGCCGAGATTATCCATCTTTACGACAGCGTTATCGAAATGTCGGGCAATCATCGGGTCACCGTCATGCGTCAAACGTTTTTCCATGACAGCGTCATAAAACTTGGCACAAGCCGTAACCATACGCTTAGGTGATGTAGACGGCCACTCCACAATAGGTACGCCTTGGTCAGCGAGCACTTCCATCGAACGTTGCCAACGGAAAGGGTCACACGCCACTTCACGCACCCGATAGTTGCGACAAAAATCTAGAATCGCATTCTCAGCATCCAAAATGTCTACACGCCAAGAATCATCACTATTGACTGGTTTCTCCCACGCTTTCACAAGAAACACGTAAGGCAAGTCATCTTCGCTACGAGGCATACGGCAACCAACAATTACAGTCGTGTCACCATTGAACGAGCCGTCAAAACCAAGCACATACTCTGCCTCAGGGTCAAGTTCGACAGGTTCAGCGCAAGAATCCCATGCACCAGTAGGCATCCAAGACATTTGGCTAGAAACCCACTGATTACAGCGTTTCGTGCGGAATTCGGCCTCTTCAGTTCTACGCACAGACGATTCATAGTCGGCAACAGCACAAATGTCCCCAATACCAGGGTTCGCCATTTGCCATGTCTCTAACAGGCGATGGTCTGCCTCTTGCGGTGCTTCCCACCAAGCCATAAAAAATGTTGGGTCATCAATCTCGCCACGAGCCACACGCTGACCATACTGGTATAAAGAATAAGCAATCGAATCACGACCAGTCGAATCAGTCTTCACACCAGCAGTCGTAATCGCAATCATCGTAGCCATAGAACCACGAGCACCCTGAGCAAGCGACATAACGTCAAAAAGTTCACGATTCGGTTGAGCGTGCAACTCATCGAAAATCACAGTCGTAGGAGACAAACCTTCCTTAGTGAAAGCCTCACTAGAAAGCACACGATAAACCGAGTTGAAGTCAGGCAACTCAATCGCATCCTTATACAGTTTCGCCATACCCAACAAGTCAGGAGACGCTTCCACCATACGTTTAGCATCAGCGAACACGATACGAGCCTGGTCTCGGTCAGCAGCACACGAATAAACCTCGGCACCCTGAATACCTGACGCAAACAACCCATAAACACCCAAAGTGGACGCTAAAGCCGACTTACCCTGCTTACGAGGCATACCAATCAGATTGATACGATGACGCAACCCACCATCATCACCACGAGCAAACACGTGACGCAACAAATCCTTCTGCCACTCACGCAAAATCAGTGGACTACCAGCCTTACCAGCAATAGAGTCCTTAGTGATAATGCCAAAAATCTCCGCAAAATCAATAACAGACTCACCCCGCCCCGACTCCAAAGCCAACTCAGGAACAGGAGTCAACCAAGCAGGCGGCCACGCATTAGGCGTTGCCATGCTTCTCCATAAACTCAGCCAACTTCGACTTAGCCTTCACCTCAGCCAACCCATAACGACTACGGTCAGTAGGAGTCCAAGCCAACAAACTCAAATTAGCGACAATAGAACGCTCCAAATCACGCAACT